GATTACACGGTCAACCCGCGCGCCGAGAACTTGGAGAACCTGCCGAGCGACTATTACGACCGGCAGTTGCGTGGCAAGTCGCGCGCCTGGATCGACTCGCGCCTCATGAACCGCGTCGCGCTTGTCGTCGAGGGCCAGCCGGTGTGGCCGATGTTCAATCGCGAGTTCCACGTCTCGAGGGAGCCATTGAAGCCCGTTCCCGGTCACGAAGTGCTCGTCGCGCTCGACTTCGGGCGCGTCTATCCCGCCGCGCTGTTCGGCCAAGAGGTCAACGGCCGGCTGTTCGTCCAGTTTGAAATCCTGGGCTTCAACGAGCCGGCGAGCGCCTTCGCCCCGCGCGTGCAGCGCTTCCTCACGCAGAACTATCCGGGCTACAGCGTCCGCTTCGTCGGCGACCCCAAGGGGCGCGACAAGGGCCAGCAGACCGAGCAGTCGAGCTACGATATCTTCGCCGCCCACGGCATGCCGGTGCGGCCGGCGCCGGTGAAGATGAACGACATCGCAACGCGCACCGAAGCCGTCGCCTTCGCACTCAACGACAACCCGGCTGGCGTGCCGCGCATGCAGATTTCGCCGGCCTGCCGAACGCTTGTCGTCGGCTGCGTCGGCCGCTACCACCTTGAGCGCGAGGAAACGGGCGAGCTAAAGCCTAAGAAGGACAAATACTCCAACCTGTGCGACTCGCTGCAATATTTTGTCCTCGACCGCGGCGACGGCCGCCGGATGATCGGACTCACGCCGACCGGGATCATCATGCCCATCAAGGTCGCAAAAGGACGGCGGACGATGCGCCGCATTGTCGGCTGACCCCGCGCGTCATCATCCCCGCCGTCGAGCCGAAGGATTGGTTCGTCGTCTTCCACCGATCGGCCTCGACACGATGGCTCGACGCGCTGGCGATGGGCCACTTCAAGCACGTCAGCGCCTTCGTCTACGTCCCTGAATTTGATGTCTGGCAGTTTTTCGACGCCGAATACAGCGGCTTCCGCAATATCATCGCGACCCACGAGGCGGCTCGAAAACAGATCGGGCACTATGTCGAATGCGGTTGCGAGATCGTGAAATTCAGCCGCACCGGCGCGAAAATGGGGGCTTCGTCGCGCGCCGGGTTCTATTGCGTGACCGCCGTCAAGCACCTGCTAGGCGTGCGCGGAAGGGCATTGCGACCCGATGGGCTTTACCGTTTGCTCCTCGCCAACGGAGGCCAACTCGTTAATGACGCCGCAAGCTCCAGTCGATCCGATGTTGGCGCAGGAACAGGCGCAGGCGCAGAATAGCCTCGCCAATGCGATGCAGACGCAGACCCAGGGCGATATGTCGTCGCTGATGGCGCGTTATGGCACGCAACTGTCGATGGCCGGCGCGAAGACGGGCCCGCTTGTCTCCAGCGCTACGGGCGCAATTCTTCCCGGCAAGGTCTGAGCGATGGCAAAGAAGCCCACACCCAGCCGGAAGCGTGAGCCGACAGATCTGGAAAAGGACGCCGTTGCGCGCCTCGCCGCGGCGCGGACCTGGAAGTCGTACATCGAGCTTGACGTGAAGGAGTGCTATTTCCTCGCCACGCCCAATCGCCAGCGCCAGATCAGTTCGATGACGTCGCCAAGCCAAGCCCGGATGCTCGACGCGCCCGAATTGAACACGGACGAAGCATTCATCATCGTCGAGGACTTCGTCACGGCAGTCATCACGGCGTTCATGCCCGAGGCGGAAATCTGGTGCGAGCGCGGGCCCGGCATGTTCCTGCCCGGCGGCCGTGATGGCCCGATCTGGAATCAGATTAAGGACCAGATCAAGGAAGACGACAACAAAATCTTCGAGGCGATCAAAGGCTCGAATTTCTATGCCGAGTTGCCAAAAGCCTACAACCCGGACTTGGCGATAGGGACCGCCGCGGTTTGGATTGAGCCGCCGCACCCAGGCGGGGCCATCGTGACGACGGCGATCCCGCTCCGCGAGCTTGAGATCGACCTCGGGCCTGATGGCAAGATCGACTATCGCGCTGCGGTGCGCTTCACGCGCAACCATTATATCCAGCATCTTGTCGGCGAGGCCGTGTGGGCCAAGGTTCCGCAGGAGATCAAAGACGCCTGCAAGGACAAGGCAAGCGACCGAACGCAGATCATTTGGGCGTTCTGGCGGGATTGGGAAGATCATTCCGATACCGTCTGGCAGCACGTCATTATGATCGACAACCAGATCATCCACGAGGAGAAGCTGACAGGTGAAGGTTCCTGCCCGCTGATCCCCCATCGCTTTGGCGCCACGGCTGACTGGCCGCACGGCGTCGGGCCGCTCATCAAGAGTCTGCCCAGCTTTCGGCAGATCGACGAACTCGAATACATGCGGACCAATCACGCCGCGCTGTCGATCAACCCGCCAATCACCTATCCCGACGACTCGTTTGCCGCCGTCGAGCAGGGCGTCGAAGAAGGCATGGCCTATCCGATCCGGCCGGGCAGCGAGGGCGCCGTGAAGGCGATTTATACCGTCCCGCCGCCCGAGGTCGCAAACTATCAGTACACGGAGAAGTTGAAGAAACTGCGCAAGCTGTCGTTTGTCGACTATCCCGAGCAGACTGGCGACACCCCGCCGACGCTCGGGCAATGGCTTGACGAAATGGCGCGCGCGCAGCGACGTCTCGGCACGCCCGGCTTGCCCTATTGGAATGAGGGTCCGGCCGAAATCTTCCTCCGGTTCAAGTGGCTCCTTGAGCGCAAGGGCGTCATTCGACCCGTGCAGGTCGACGGGCGCGCGATCTCGACCATGCCGCGCAACCCTGCGCAGGCCGCGGCCGAGCAGCAAGAAGTCGGCATGGCGATCAAGGCCGCGCAGTTCCTGTCGACGATGTTTCCCGAGGAATGGAAAATGTACATCGACGGCCAGAAGTCGATGCAGGACATCCTCGCCAAGATGCGCGTTACACTGTTCAAGTTCCGCAGCCAGGATCAGATCAAGGCGGCGGTCGCATCGATCTCGCAACTCGTAGGCGCTCGTCATGCCGGCGGCGTTCCAGATCAGACGCCTGGTCCGAGCGCATGAGCCAGGAAGTTTCAGATCAGGATCTGCGGGAAGCGATCGACCGCATCGCTCGAACAGCGGACGGCGGAATTCTCTATCTCTATTTGCAAAAGACGCTGTGTGGAGTCGCCTCGGACGACAGCGAGAGGGCATTGCAAGCCGACCACGGTCGCCGCAGGTTCGCTCAGCAACTCATGGGACTTATGTCCGAGGGCGTCTCTGTAAATGGTCGATCAGGTTCCGTCACCTTCACCGTCGCCTCCCGCGATCCCCGCCCCGACCGTAAGCCCGGCGCTCGTCTTGTCGGCCCCGGATCCTTTGTCCCCGGATTCTCAGACCCCGCCCGCGAGCCCCCCGGCAAGTAAACGCCCGGCCTACGTCCCCGAGTCGTTTTGGGACGCGACCAACGGCAAGGTCAAAGATACCGAGTTCGCCGCTCACTACAACGAGTTGCAGACGCGCGTCGCCGCGGATGACTCGCGACGGCTGACGATCCCCGCCAAGCCCGAGGATTACGTCGTCGCGCTCCCCAAGGACTTCGCCCTTCCCGACGGCGTCAAGTTCGATCTCGACGCGTCGAATCCGCTTTGGTCGCAGGGCCAGCAATGGGCAACCAAACACGGTCTGAGCCAGGACGCCTTCGCCGAAGCCATCGCGCTCGTCGCCGGCGACCGCGTCGGCACGCAAGCGCAGATCACTCAGGCGCGCAACGCAGAAATCGCCAAGCTCGGCGTCAACGGCACGGCGCGCGTCACGGCGATCGAGACCTGGGCCACGGGCGTTCTCGGCAGCGAGTCCGCGGGCAAGCAGTTTACGTCGCGCTTGTTCACCGCGTCCGACGTCCAGATGGCCGAAGCCCTGATTTCGCGCTTCACCGGCAGCGGCAACTTCCGCTCTGGCGGACGCGAGCCGCCCGAGGCCGCCGGCAAGATCACCGAGGCGCAATATCAGGCGATGTCGCTTCCGCAGCGCCTCGCCTATGCGCGCGAGCAGTCCGCCAAGAGGGCGTCATGAGCGTCTTCACCATTTCGTTCAACGACCCGGCCTTCGACAAGAAGTCGTCGGAAGTCGCCTACATCGCCAAGACTCTCGACCTCGTCAAGAACGAACTGGTCCGCGCCGGCGGCGCTGTCACGTCGGGGACCATCCTTGGCGTGAACCATCTTGGCGTCGCCAACACGAGTCTCGGCTCGTGGACCTACACGCCCAGCGCATCCAAGCCCTAAAGGGGAGAATCCTAAGTCATGGCCGTCTCGAATCTCCTCACGCTGACCGAATACGCCAAGGGCATGGCTCCCGAGGACGTCCGCCGTCCCGTAATCGAAATGTTCACGCAATATTCGGACGTCTTCGAGGTCATGCCCTTCGAGGGCTTGAAGGGCTCGAAGTATGTCGGCTATCGCGAGGCCGCGCTGCCGCAGCCTGTGTTCCGCGCGATCAACGAAGCGTCCTCGTCCGGCCACGGCACGATTTCGCCGTTCGACGAAGCGACCTACATCATCGACCACGACATTGACGTCGATCGCGCGATCCAGGATCGTTTCGGCCCCGAGCGCCGCAACTATGAGGAGCGCATGGGCATCACCGCCTTCGCGCGTCTCTGGATCGACACGTTCGTCAAGGGCGACCAGTCGGTCAATCCGCGCGTCTTCAACGGCATTCAGGTCCGCGCGCAGCGGTTCGGCCGCCTCTACAACAACTCGACCGCCAACGGCGGCGCCGCGCTCTCGCTCGCCAACCTCGACCAGATGCTCAACAACCTGTCGCATAAGAGCGGCACGAGCTTTCTGTTCGTCCCCTTCGTCTCGCTGCCGCTGTGGATTCAGGCCGCTCGCACCACGACCCTGACCGGCTTCGTCATGCAGACCTGGGACGAAACCGGCATGCCGAAACTATCCTATGCCGGCCACCGCCTGTTGTTCGGCTATCCGAAGGACGACCAACAGCCGGTGCTCCAGTTCAACGAAGTCCCCAACGGGACCGGAACCGCGGCGAGCGCGTCGCTCTACGGGCTGACGCTCGGCGAGGGCATGCTGCGCGGCATCTACGTGCGCAACCTGACCCCGGAAGACGTCGGGCTTCTCCAGGACCGCAAGACCTACCGGACCCATATCTCCTGGGACGTCGGCTTGGTCGACGAGTTCAAATACTGCCTGACGCGCCTGACGTCGTGGACCAACGCGCCGATCGTCGCCTAATCGACTGACCCAAAGGAGGCCCTGATGGGCGACCGGACTTATGTATATGACGCCAGCAATGGCTTGAGCGACGGCGCTGCGGCCATCACGGCGTCCGGCT